ATGTCGATCTACATCGGCGGCATGTTCTTCGCCTATGGCGGCACGGGCGGCGGCACGAACGGGGCGGCCGGGACCGGTGGCGCCGGCGGCAAAGGCGGCATCGGCTCGGGCGGTGGTGGCGGCGGCGGGGGTGTAACCGGCGGCGCTGGCGGCCAAGGCGGCGACAGCTACGTCGTCGTCATCTCGACGTGATGCCCCATGCTCGGAGTCAGGCCACTATCGACGGGGCCGCTCAGCAGTAGGCCATCCGGTCTTGCTGGTCACGCGGCATCTGGGGCACTCGTTGCCGACAGCGCTACGCTGGCCGGAACCGCAACGCATCTCGCGCTGCATGCCACGTCCGGGGCTCTCGCCGCAGACGCGGCAACACTGGCGGGCACGGCACAGCACCTGGCGCTGCACGCAACCTCCGGAGCGCTGACAGCAGGCAGCGCCACCATCTCGGGGTCGGCAGCGCACCAGCATGTGACAAGCGGTGCGCTGGCAAGCGGTTCCGCAACGATTGCCGGAACTGCGGCGCATCAACACGTCACGGCCGGTGCGCTCGCTGCGGATGCCTCCACGCTTGCAGGCACGGCGGATCATCGGACGCTCCACGCGACATCTGGGGCGCTTGCGAGCGACGCAGCAGAGATTGCCGGCATCGCCGCGCATGCTCACGTGGCGTCCGGCGCTTTGGCGGCCGACACCGCGGCCATCAACGGCTCGGCAGCGCACGCAGCCAGTTCTCATGCGACATCCGGCGCGCTGCAAGCTGACCCCGCGCAACTCTCTGGCGTGGCTGTGCATGGCGGCGGATCAAGTTTGCTTGATGCCAAGTACCAGGGTCGCCAAAACGTGCGCGTGCGCTGGCTTGAGCACGCAGAGCCGGTGCCAGAGCCGGAGATCGCCAAGCCGTGGGAGGCCGATCCGATCGTGCGACCGGCGCACGCGAATGGCGGCCGCTTGGTTGCTGCTGCGGCCACGATGCGCGGCGAAGCGCGGCGCATGCACAAACACGATGCCTTCGGCGCGCTGCGCGCGGATGCCGCATCGCTACAGGCCGCGCCGCATCTGTACCGGTTGCACATCGTGTCCGGGCGCTTGGTGGCTCAAGCCGCGACGATGCAGGGCAAGGCGCAGCCGCGATACGGCGAGCTGAACGAGCGCCTTGAAGCCGCCTTGGCCGAACTCGCCATGCTCAAGGCAGTCGTGATCCCGCCGCTGCGCGATCCAATCGCCGATGGGCTCGAATCCATCCTGCCAGCGCTGCGCGAGCCGATCGACCTGGACGCTCTTCCGGAGCCGCCCAAGCCGCGCAAGATGCGTCGCGAAGAGATCGACCGCGAGAACGAACGCCGCGCTGCGCTGGCCGCCGAGCAACTGCTCTGAGCACGTTTGCGGGGTTCCAATCCTCCCGCGAGAATCCCCGGCATGGCCCGCAACCATCAGCAAGACCTCGACATGCTTCGACGCTTCGGCTCGACGCCAGAGGGGCGCCTGCTGGTGGCCGTGTTGCAGGACCGCCTGGCGGACTGCGATCGGCGCAACCGGCGCGCCATCGGGGAAGACCTGTATCGCAGCCAGGGCCGCGCATTGGAGATCGAGGAACTCTTGCAGTCCTTCGACGCCTCGCTTGCGTCCGCACCCGGCCAGACGATGAACAAGCCTCAGCCGAACCGGCCCCTGCGTCTGCCGATCGTCAACCACATGGCCGACTGATCGCCACCATCAACCCATCGAACCCCAGCAGCGACCCTGCGGATCGTGAAGCCCCTCATGCAACCGAACGTCTCAGACCTCGATACTCAGCAACTGCCCCGCGCGGTCGTTCGCCAAATGGAGCGCGTTTCCGAACGCCTCCGCGAACGCGCCGAGGCGCGCACCGCCGCAGGCGCACCACCCCCGGCCGAGCCGGATGGCGCCCCCGCGGCCCTCACGAACGACGCTGACACCGCACCCCAGAGCGCCGCGTCCCCCGCACCGCCACTGGCCGCTCCCGCCGCAGAAAGCCGCGAGAACGACCCGACCTACTGGCGCGACCGTTTCCGTCTGATGCAAGGCATCAACGACAAGCTGCGGCAGGATCACGCGGATGCGATGGCGGATCGCGATCAGCGTCTCGGAGAACTCACCCAGCGCATGCGGGACATGGAGCAGCAAGCCGCCGCTCGGCCCGCTGGTGGGTCCGACAAGATCGACCTCAACCTTTTCTTCACACCGGATCAGATCGAGCGCTTCGGCGAGGATCAGTGCGAAGCCATGGCCCATGCTGCCGTCAAGGCAGCCGGGCAGCAGGCGCAGCAGATCATCGACGCCGAAGTCAAGCCGCTGAAGGACGCCGCCAAGGATGCCCAGGACCGCAAGGTCCAGGATGCCGAGTCAGCGTTTTGGACGCGGCTGAGCCAGCTTGTCCCCGAATTTGACGAGATCAACGCCGAACAGGGGTGGCTCGCGTGGCTGCGCGAACTGGGTGACGATGGAGAACCGCGGCAGGCGCGTCTGGATCGCTACCGATCGACGCGCAATGCCCAAGGGGTCGCCACTGTCTTTCGCGACTACTCGAAGACGAAGCTTCCTGCGAACCAGCCCCCTGTCGCGGCGCGCGGGGCTGGCAATGGCGGCGGCGGTGATGCACCGACCGCCAACGTCGCCGGCAAGGGCTACCCGTCGCGCGAGGAAATTCGCGAGTACACCAAGCGCAGGGCGACGATCCGCAATCCGCGTGACCCGCGGTACGTGACGGACAAGGATGTGGCCGAGTTCGAGGCGCGGCTGAGGTTGCAACGCCCATACGGCTAACGCCGCACGGGTGCCCACACACATCCTCAGGAGAACACCATGAGTTTCCCACGCGCCAGCGGTGTGCCGGACTACGGCCCCACCGGCACTGTCAACTACGACCCAGAGATTTTCTCCGGCAAGTTGGTTGAAAAGTTCTACAAGACGACCGTCTTCGGCGAAATTGCCTCGGTGGACTACGAAGGCGACATCGTCGGCATGGGCGCGAACGTGATCATCCGCACCGTGCCGGATGTGACCGTCAGCGATTACGTGATCGGCCAGGGCCTCAGCAACGAGTACCCGGCCCGCAATTCGGTCACGCTGTCGATCGACAACGGCAAGAGCTTTGCGGTCGCTGTGAACACCGTCGACGCTCGCCAGAGCGATCTCGACATGGCCGACATCTTCGCCAACGACGGCAGCATCAAGCTGCGCATCGCGGCGGATGCGGACATGTTGGAGACCATTCCGGCGGATGTGTCGGCGGACAACAGCGGCAGCACGGCCGGTGTCGATTCGAACGACATCAACCTCGGCACGGCGGCGGCGCCGCGCTCGGTGAGTGCATCGAACGTGATCGACTTCATCGTCGATTGCGGGCAAGTGCTCGACGAGCAAAACGTCGACGATGAAGGCCGGTGGATGGTGCTGCCGCCGTGGATGATCTCGCGCATCAAGCGGTCGGACTTGAAGATCGCGAGCCTTGCCGGTGACGGGGTGTCGATCCTGCGCAACGGCAAGACAGGCGAGGTCGACCGCTTCACGATCTACCAGTCTCGCAGCTTGCTGACGCAGAACAGCCCGGCGACTGCCGCGACCTACGCGATGTTCGGCCACAGCGCCGGTCTCACGTTCGCGTCGCAGATCACCGAGCTGCGCATGATCGACAACCCGAACGACTTCGGCTACCTGGTGCAGGGGCTGATGGTATACGGGTTCGAGGTCGTCGAGCCGGCCTACGTCGGTACGGCGATCATCAGTCGCGGCTGATCCACACCACGAAAGGAGAGTCCAAGATGGACACGAAGAAGACCCCCTACGGCCCCGGCATCCCGATCAAGGAGACGCCGGCGATCATCGGCGCCGACCGCCAAAAGAACGGCGGCAAGGCGACGGCGCGTTACCCGAACAAGCCGCTGCCCAACCAGCCCGGCGGCGGCGGCAGCACGTCGGGGACGTTCAAGCGCGCGATGACCCCGGGCACGAGCCCGGCCGGTAGCTGAGCGCGTGAGCCAGCGCCCGGCCCTGCGGGGTCGGGCATTCCATTTTCCAATCGGAGCAACACCCCATGGAAGTTATGACCGAGGCCATCGAAGAGCGCGTCGCTGCGCACCGCAGCAAGACGCGCCAGAACAAGGCCGTGCCGTTCCTGATTCGCGACGACGGCATCCTGTTCCCGAACGTGCCGCTGATCGCCCGCAAGCAGAACTTCCGGCCGTACCACGGCGAACTCGGCGCGACCATCGAGCAGCGCATGGAGTACCTCAAGGGCTTCTCGCAGCGTCGTCGCGCCGTCGTCATGAGCGAGCCGCTGGTCGAAGAAGAGCCGTTCGACATCGCTCGGGCCAGCAAGGACGATCTGATCAAGTTCGCGATGGACGAATACAGCGAGCCGATCGATCCCGACATGCACATGAACAAGATCCGGTCGATCGTCGCCAAGCTTGCCGGCGTCGATCCGCTGGTCGCGCAACGCGGCGCCGCGGCCGGTGGCCTCAGCAAGGCGGACTGAGCCATGGCCCTCGTCGCATCGGACATCACGAACGACGCGCGCGCTACGCTGATTGACGACGACCTTGCTACATGGTCGGCAGTCCAACTGCGCGGGTTCGTCACGGATGCCGAGCGCATGGTGTCGTTCTACAAGCCGGACGCCTACACCAAGCACGAGTTCGTACCGATGGTCGCGGGCACGAATCAAGACCTTCCAGTCGACGGCATCGCGATCCTCGATGTGAACGAGAACGAGGTATCGCGCCGAGCTGCAACGCTGGTCGAGCGCGAACTGCTCGACACGGAGAATCGGTTCTGGCGCGCCGCGACCGGCGAGGTTGACGTGCAGCATTGGTGCGCCGATGCACGCGACCCGCGCCGCTTCGACATCACGCCGCCGAATGACGGCTCGGGCTCGGTCCGGGTGCTGTACGGCGCCGCGCCGCCTGCCCTGACAAGCGAGGCGTCGCCGATCGTGCTGGTCGACACCTACAAGTACACCCTGTATTGCTTCACGCTGCATCGCGCCTACGCCGAGAACAGTCGCAAGGGCGACGTGCAGAAGGCCGACTACTGGCTTCAGAAGGGCTTGCAGGCGCTGGGCATCAAGAGCGCTGCCCAGGTGCAAGTCGCGCCGAAGGTTTCGGCCAGCGTCGGGGAGTGACCCATGAGCCAAGCGCCCATCATCGACCTGATCGCCGACATCGCGCAGATCACGCGCAAGGCGCCGAACGCGACCATCATCCGGGCCTACAACCGCGCCGCGCGCGAGTTCTGCCATCAATCACGGTGGCTGCGCTCGACGTTGGCCGCGCAGACAGTCGAGGGCTCCGCCCTGTACAGCCTCGGCACCGATCCTGATCTCGAAGTCATCGGCGTGAAGGCGGTATCGTGCGCGCCGCTGCTTGGCAACACGCAACCGCGCCCGCTGCGCGTGTCGGTTCCCACCGGCTGGCCCGCCGGGCAGCCGCCGGGTCAGCCCGTCCGCTATGCCTACGTGCCCGAATCGCAGATCGCATTCAACCCGACGCCGGACGCGACCTACGATGTCGTCATCACGCTGGTGCTTCAGCCAACACTGATGTGCAACTCAGTGCCTTCGGAGATGCTCGCGCGATGGGACCAGAAGCTTCAAGCGGGAGCGCTGGCCTACCTGTACGAGATCCCCGACCAGCCTTGGACGAACTTGCAGATGTCGCAGATCAAGATGCGCGAGTTTCAGGCCGGCATCAGCAACGCCCGCGCCGATGAGCAGCGCGAGTACAACGTCGGAACCTTCATCGCCAAGAAGCGACCGTTCATCGTCGGGGGAATGTGATGCCAGCCTTTTCGCTCACTCCGGTCGGCACGTTCCCTCCTCCGACTGGCGAGTTCCCGGAGAACATCCAATGGCAGCAGGACGGCGTGAACCTCGGCGACCGCGCCGTCGACACCGTGAACCTCACTGGCTCGCTGGTGGGATCTCGCGGCACCGGCGAAACGGCCAACGTGCTCACGTTGGCTGACGGAAGCAACCCGAGCGCTGCGCCCGGCTCGTCTGTCCCGATTCTTGTCGTGTCCCTTGTCGGCGCGACAGCCGGCGAGTTTGCCAATGCCGATTTCTCGGACTGGACCGGTACGGTGTTGGCAACCAGCACTCAAGCCTCATGGAACGAGGCAACAAGCCAAATCGAAATCGATGAGACGGGTCTGTACCGAATCGATATTGCTTCGCGCGTGACCGCGACAGGGGGATCTTGGCCCACGGGCAATGAAGACTGGTCACTTTTCGGGTCGACAGTGGCCGAGGCGCTGGTGCTTACTCGCAGCAGGCATGCGCGCTTCGCTCCGGGCGGCGGCGATGCCGGGGTCGATCCAGCGATGCAATGGACCGACAGTTTCGTCGTGAACGCGACTGGACTGCCGCAGGCGATCACGCCAGCGCTTTATGCGCTCAAGTACGACGGCGCGGGCGTCGGGTGCACATTCGATGCGCTCGTGTTTGTCATTCGCATCAGTGACCCTTGGGTCGACTGATGGATCTCGTCGTGTCCACGCTGACGAGGGGCGACCGGCCGCGGTGGCTGGCACAGTGCTGTGCTTCAGTCGCAAGCGAACTCCCGCGTGGCGCCCAGCACGTGGTTTCGCGTTGCCCGTCCGACTTTCAGGGCGCTCGCTGGGAAAGCGCCCAATGGGCCGAAGCGATCGCGTTCGTCGACGACGACGACATGATGGTCGGCAACGCGCTTGATCTGTGCCGCAAGGCGCTTGAGCAGACCGGGGCGGGAGTGGCATTCACTTTCGAGCAGCGTATCGACGCCAACGGCGCTCCGATGTCCTGCGACACGCGCTCCCGCACTACGCACGACGTCGCAATGCACCCGCGCATGCTGCATCACCTGGCTGTAGTACGCCGCTCGTGCCTGCATCCGGTGATCTTGGAGCACGCGCAACGCATCGGCATCGGCATCGACTGGCTGATCCGCGCTTATGCTGCACTGAAGCACGGTGCCGTGCAGGTGCCGGTGATCGGCTACCTGTGGCGCCAGCACGATCAGGCCACTTCGGCAAGCGCCGGATGGTCGGCGGCTTACGAGGCTGCCATGCCCGAGTTGCGCGCAGTGACACGCTCGTGGGAGCGGGTGTGCACGCCGATTCCGCGCTGGATGCCCGCATGAAGGTCGCGCTCAACTCGTTCCGCGGCGAGGCGCCGCGCGTCACGCCCAGAGCGCTGCCGCCCAACGGTGCGCAGCGCGCTGTGAACGCCAGGCTGCAATCTGGCGACCTGGAGGCGTGGCGCCAGTTCGTGGAGATCGAGCGACTCGCGATCGCGCCGCAGACGATCTACCGCCTGAACGGCGCATGGATGTCCTGGGCCACCGACGTGGACGTAGCGCGCAGTCCCATCCCAGGAGACGACACATTCCGGGTGTACCTGACCGGTCCCGACGAGTACGCGCAACCGCGATGGACCAACTACGCATTGGCTTTCCAGTCGCCAGGCGGCGCCGCGCCTGTTGTCACGCGACCGATCGGCGTTCCCGCTTCGGACAGCGCGCCGACGCTGGTCGTCGGAGTCGACACTTCGCCAACGACTTTTTCGATCGACATCCTTGACGAAGGCGACTCGCTGGCGACAAGTTGGTCGACATCGCCGCTGGTCAGCAGCGGCGGCGTGCGCAGCGAAGTTTCGCAGTCCGCCACGATTGGCAATCCGGCGCCGAGTTATGAGATCACGTTCGAGAACAACGAAGGGAACTCGGCTTACCTCTATCGCAATTTCGGCGTCGAAAGCGCGGCAGTCGTGACGATGACCGCGGACTTTCAGTTCACGTCTGGCGATGGCTCGCGCAAGCAGATGCTTGCACACGTGATGAACCCGAGCACCGGCAACGGAATTTCCGTCGGCTATGCCTCCGATAGTGGCGCGTTGAGCATCATTCTTGCGGCAGGCTGGATCTCTCGGTCGGGCTCGGCCATCGCCTCGGATGTCATCGGCGTGTTGTCGTTTGGCGTCTGGTATTCGGTCAATGTGACCGTCTTGGTCAACAGCGACGGCACCCAGACCGTGACTGCGAGGCTCTTGCAAGGCTCGACGGTGCTCGGCGAAGTGACGGCGACGAACACGTTCAACATCGGCGGCTACTGTGGTTTCGTGGCCGAGACAACGCATGTGGATTCCGTCGACGAGTTCCGGACCTACTACGACAACATTCACGTGCAGGCCAGCGGCGCGACCGGCGCGACGATCATCAACGTCGCGACCAGCTACGTGTTCACGTTGGTCAACGACCTGGGCGAGGAAAGCGCGCCGAGCCCGGCCAGCGCGACAATCCTTCGGCCCGACGGCGTGAGCGTCACAGTCACCACGTCGATCAGTCTGCCCACCGGCATTAGCGCCGACTACGAGATCGAGACCAAGCGCATCTATCGATCAGTCGCCGATGCGACCGGCGCGATCTTTCGGCTGGTTGCCGAGATCCCGCTGTCCCAGGCCGACTACGTGGACACGCTCACCGATGAGCAGCTTGGCGAGGCGCTGGAAACCAAAGGATGGTCTCTGCCACCTGACGACTTGCGCGGCATCCTCGCGCTGCCCAATGGGATCATGGTCGGATTCCGGCGCAACCAGTTGTGCTTCAGCGCGCAGAACCGTCCGCATGCGTGGCCGCCGGCTTACCGCCTGAACACCGACACCGACATCGTGGCGATCGGTGCGATCGACACGGCCGTCGTGATCGGCACGATGAGCTTTCCCTACGTCGCGCAGGGCCAGTCGCCGAGCGACTACGCAGCGGCGAAGCTCGAAGTGCCGCAGGCCTGCGTCTCAAAGCGTTCGCTCGCCTACGTCTCTGGTGTCGGAGTGGTCTTCGCGTCACCCGATGGCTTGATGGCAATCTCCGGTGTGGCCGCGCCGGTGAACATCACGCGCGGCACCTTCACGCGCACGCAGTGGCAGGACCTTGAGCCCGAAAGCGTCCTGGCTATCTCGCATGACGACGTGTGCCATTTCTTCTTCGATACCGGCTTGGCGAGCGGCGGCTACGCGCTCGACTTCAAGCCCGACGGCTTCGGCCTGATCGAGTTGGCCTACCACGCAACCGCAGCGCATGCAGACCCGACCACGGACGCGCTCTACCTGGCGCTCGACGAGAACGACGAGCCGACGACACCGTACCTGCCACAGCCGAGCACTGCGCCTGCCCCGGATGGTCAGACGATCTACCAGTTCGACGGCGACGAGAATGCGCTGATGACCTACCTGTGGCGCGGCCGGCTGAACCTCATGCAGGCACCCTACGCGCCGATGTTCGTGCGCGTGCAGGCGCAGGACTACGACAACCTGATCGTGCGCGGCTACCAGGACGGCCTCATGCAGTTCGAGAACGTCGTGACGAGCGCGGAGGAATTCCGCGTGCCGACCCAGCGCACCGCGAAGGTGAGCTACGAACAGGAACTGATCGGCACGTCGCGCGTGCGCATGTTCGATACCGCCGAGGATGTCGGGGAGCTGGACTGATGCCGCTGGGCTCGCCGCCCGTCACGCAACTGCGCAGCATGGAACTGCGCGAGGTCGCGGTGCGCATCGATGCGATCCGGCAGCGGCTGCTCGGGCTCGATGCCGAGGTTACGCGACTGGGCAGCGTGGCAGATGCGACATCGCTCGGGCCACAGGTCGCCGCGCTGGCACGCGCGTTGACCACGCTGACGCAGCGCGTCTCGGCGCTTGAGTCTGCGATCGGCGCGGCCGACACGATCACGCTGGCCGCAAGTTCACCGGTGGCGCTCTACGATGTCGTCGTTCCGTCATCGCCGAACCAATGCGCCACGGCCGACCCGAACGATCCGACGCTGATCCACGCCGCCCTCGGAATCGCGATCACCGCAAGCGGCGCCGGCTCTCCGATCACCATCCAGCGCGGCGGGCCACTGACGCTGCCGGGCGGCGGCCTGGAACCAGGCCGGCCGGTTTATGCCGGGCCGGGCGGAGAGATCACCCAGGAAACCGCCTACGTCGCGGCCGTGATCCCCGTCGGCGTGGCGACCGGAACGAGCACCATCTGGGTGTCGCCAGAGCTTGCGCTACTGCGCCAGCAGAGCATCTACCCGGACCCGTTCGAACTCGCCATGCCGGTGACCCTGGCGCTGCTGCTTGAGCGCATCGCCGCGCTCGACGAACTGTTCGAGGGCCCCGACGGGATCGTCGTCAAGGCGAACGGCACCTTGGTCTCGCGCATGCTGCTTGCCGGCAGCGGCACCGGCATCGTGATCGACAACGGCGACGGGGTCGACGGCGATCCGATGTTCGCGCTCGAAAGCCCGTGATGAGCGCTTCCGGAAGTGCCTTTGATCTCGTCGACGACATCGAAGATGTGTGGCCGCTGCTCGTCGATCTGCCACCCGATGCCGAGGACGCGCACGCCGCTTGCCTTCGAGGCGACGCGCTGTGCTTCATCGGTGCGCCCGGGGTGTTTGTCCTCTCCCTTCGCCCGGGCGACAATCCGGGCGACTTGGAGGCTTTCGTGTTGCTGGCGCTCGCCAGCCGGTTCGGGGCTTTCGTCGATGCAGAACCCGCCGTGCTCGCTGTGGCGCGCGATCTGACCGCTACCACGGTGGCATTCCGATCCGTCCGCAGGGGCTGGGCTCGCAGGCTCGGCCCGGCGTGGCGGCCGCGAGGCAAACGCGAGTTCTGGCGATACACATGAGCGGCAGCAGCGAAGAAGTCAGCGAAACACCCCAGCAACGCGCCATGGTTCAGATGGCGCTTGCGAAGGTGCAGAACTACAAGACCAAATGGCTGCCGCTGCAAAGGCAGCTCGCATCGCACATCGCCGACCTCGCCAAGCCGGATTCGGCCTCGCGCAAGGCAGCTCGTGGCGTCGCATCGACATCGACCGAGGCGCAGTTCTCCGAAGCGCGCGGCGGCTTGGAAGCGAACCTCGCGCGCACCGGCGGTCTGGGCTCGGGGAAAGCGAAACTCGCGATCGCCGGCATGGGCGAGGACCAAGCGGCCGCGACCGGAATGGGTCTTGCCGGCGCCGACCAACAAGTCGATGACGCCTACGTGAGCGGCCTGAACACCATCATGGCGCTGGGCCAGGGCCAGCAAGGCGCAGCGATCCAAGGCCTGACGAGCCAGGCAGCCATGAGCGGGCGTCAAGCTTCCGAGGATGCGCGCGCGTCGCTCGAAAACCGCATGGGCAATGCGCAACTCGTCGGCCAGTTCGCCGGCATGGGCCTTGGCATGATGGGTCGGCCCTCGGGCGGCGGCATCGGCACGAACAACGACTTCGGTGCAAACGGCAGCAACGCCATGGATCGATTCTCGACGCTGGGAACGAGCGGGGACTGACATGCCAAACACGACCGGCTACGACCTCAACGCGAACCCTTTCAGCATCGACTCGGGTGCGAAGGACTACGCCGCGCAGAACTATGCCGCGCTGACCCGCGACATGTGGGCGAGCTGGACTGCCAACTTCCTGCCCTACCAGGACGACTTGATCGAGTACGCGCGCGACCCGAACGTCGTGACCAAGGCGCAAGAGCAGGCAAGCCAGAACGTGAACATGTCCTTCGACGCGCAGCAAGGCGCGACGCAGCGCCGGCTGAAAGGCCTGGGGATCACCCTCGACGCCGAGGAGCAGAAGGCCGCGGATCGCAGTTACGGTATCGCCCGGTCGCTTGCCGACGTGACGGCGCAAAACGTCGCCGGCGCACGCACACGCGAGCGGCAGTCCTCGGTGCTTGGCAACCCAGCGCCCCAAATCTGATCGGAGACCAGACATGGCACGAACCGTAGGCGGCGGACTGGCGGCAGCCGGCCTGCAAGAGCAGGAGCAGGCCTCGCAGATGCTCGGCCAAGCCGCCGAGCAAGAGCAGCAGCGCGTGCTTGGAAACCGGCAGATGGAGAAGTCCCGAAAGGCCGGCAATGTGCAGCTCGGGGCAAGCGCCGGGGCGATGTACGGATCGACATTCGGCCCTGTGGGCGCGCTTGTCGGCGGCGTCATCGGGGCGATTGGCGGGGGGCTTTTTTGATGGCCGGCTTGAGCGTAGGCGGCGCGGCCGCATCGGGTCTTGAATCCGGCATCGGCCTGGGCATGCGACTGCGCCAGCAGGAATTGGCCGAGCAGAATGACAAGCGCCAGGTGCTGCTCGCCGACGCGCAACTACAGCGCCAGCGCGAGGCCGACAAGCGCCTTGAAGAAGACCGCGCGCTCGACGCGATCAACAAGGAGTTCGACGACCTGCGCTCCGAGGGCGAGGGCTACCTCCAGCAGTACGGCGGGATGAAGAACATCCCCCAGGACATCGCCGGCACGTACAAGACGCGGGCCGATCAAGTGTCTTCATCGCGCAACACTTTGTTGCGGAAACGCTACGATCCAGTCGTGCGGCAAATGGAGCAGCGCGCGAAAGACAGCGCGATGCAACTTCAGAGCGGGCGGCTATCGATCGACGAGATGTCGCCGGGCGACCTGTATCAGATGGTCGCGGTTCAAGCGCGTCGCGATCCGGCGGACTTGATCGGGCGCGACGGGAAGCCTTCGAAGGTCTCGGCTGCGGTCGCAGACATCATGGACGGCCTGGAGTTCAAGAACGAGGGCGCGGTGCTGCGCGGCGCGAACGTGCTGCTGGAACCCGAGTTGAAGATCGGCCTCGGCGAGACCAGCCCGCACGGCGGCATCATCGTCGGCAAGCAGATCGTCAAGCTGATTCCGCACCCATCGGACCCGAACAAGGTGCTGCCCGTGGTCAAGGTGTACGTGCGCAGCGGCGCGGCGAAGACGGATGGGGCCGAGATGTCGGCCGAGGAAGGCGCGCCACTTGGTGCGACCGGCTACTACATCGCGCCGGTCACCGAGAACCGATCCAGCGATCCGAACGACCCCCCGCGAGCGATCGACATGCAAAAGGCGATGGACTACGCCGCGCAGATGCAGACTCTTTCGACGGCGATCGGAAACCCGGCGCTTGCCGCCAAGATGGATCAGGGCCGCAAGGAAGCGGGCGCATCAAGTGACGACTTCCTGAAGGCCTTCTACTCGGTTCGAGGCCGCATGCCGGCAAAGGCTCCGGTCGAGTACAAGGCCGTGAGCCCGGGCCAGCGGCTGGTCGGCATCGACACGTCCAGCGGCAAGCCGACGGGCGAAGTCATTGAGGGCGCGCCGCGCGAGAAGCCGCGTGCGACGGGCTTGGCCGCAAACATCCAGGCGGTTCAGGATTACGCCGAAGAGCAAGGCGTCAGCGAAGCGGAGGCGGCGATCTCGCTTCAGCAGCAGGGCCTACTGCGCGCGCCCAAGGGCGGCAAGGTTGGCCGCGGCACGGGCGGTGGCTCTGGCGGCGGTGGGCTCACGGGCCCGGCGCCTCCGAAGGGGGCCACCGGGCAAGCGCTGCTCGACTCCCTGTCGGAAGACGATGCGATCGTCGTCGAGGGACTCGCGAACGGGTCGATCAAGCCAAGCGAAATCAGCCAGAAGGGCAACCGCCGCGAGAAGATGCTGGCACTCGCAAAGCGCTTCGATTCGACCTCGGATTTCGGCCCCAGCGGAAAGCTCAAGGACGTGCCAGCGCCAGCTCAGAAAGCCTTGCTGGAGAACAACACCAACTTAGAGCGCGCAACACGCGCGCTGCGCTTGCTCGGCGCTGGCGGCCCGGCGCGCGAGGGCGAAACGATCGACGCAGAGGCGACCGGCCTGAAGGGCTACCTCCCGAACCAAGTGCTGAACCGGCTTGATCCGAAGGGCGTTGAAGCGCGCGCCGCCATTGCCGACCTCGGTTCGCTGGTCATTCACGACCGCAGCGGCGCGGCTGTCACAGTTTCCGAATTCCCGCGGCTCGCGCCGTTCGTCCCGACCGAGAAGGACGATGCAGATGCGGCGCGCAAGAAACTGCGTGGCTTCGTCCGGGTGTTCCGCGAAGAAATGGACGCTTTGCAAGGCACCTATGGCCCGGACAACGGCTACCGAGAGTTCAAGGTCGGCGGCAGCAAGGGCCCCGGCGTCTCTGCGCTGCCAGACACCGACCGCCGCCAGTCCGGCCAAGTTGGGCGCGAGCCGGCCGCTGCCAGTCCGCAGCGCTTGCCAGCGGATTCCAAGGCCGCCGCCGCGGCCTACAACAAACTGCCCTCGGGCGCGACCTACATCGACCCGAACGGCGTCACTCGCACCAAGAAGTGATCCATGTCCGCACCCTGGGAATCCGATCCTGTCGTCGAAGACAAGCCGCGCGCCGCCACTGGCCTGCGCGGCCGCAGCGCGGCGCCGGCAGCATGGGAGGCAGACGCACCGACTCCCACCGTCGAAAGCGCGCTGCCGGATGTGAGCGGAAACCAAGGCGGCTTGGCTCCGCCTGGAAGGCGCGTCGAAATCCCAGGCGTTGATCCGCAGTGGGCGGCAGGGCAAGCGCCTGCTCAGGTGCAGGCCGAGCAGCGCCGGCGCGTCGCCGCCGCGAATCCGGTGCGCGACAAGGTGGTCGGAGCCGTCGAGGGTGCGCTCGACATCTTCGCGAAAGTGGCTGGCGGCACCGTCGGCGGCTTGATCGGGTTGACCGGCGCGGCCGGCGGCGGCCCGGGCGAGGCCGGCATGCAGGTCGGCGCCGAGAAGGGCATTGGCTTGGTCCGGGACATCTACCAGGCTACCGGCATCACGACGGGGCCAGAGCCTCAAACCGAGTTCGGCCGCACCCTGACAGAGGGCTTCGACCAGGCTGCGCAGAACGCGCCTCCCGTCATCGGGGTGCATGGCTCGCTCGCCGGCGCGGCAACGCCGAGCGGTCTCGGCATGCGGCAATCTGCTGCGCTCGCCACAGAGCCGGCCAGGCGCGGCTTGGAGGCGCCCATCAAGGCCATTGCGCAGGCCGTCGAGCGCGCGCTCCCGAGCGAGGCGCCTCCGGCTGGCAGTGTCGGCGCGGCTGGCACCAAAGTGGCGACGCAGCGCCGTGAGCGTGCCGCCTCGCTGCCGGTGCCGGTCAAGTTGACCAAGGGCGATGCCGAACGCACCTTCGAGCAGCAGCGCTTTGAAAAAGAAACGGCGAAGAACCCGGAACTCGGCAAGCCGCTGCGCGAGGCCGCTGCCGACAAGACAGAGGCTGTGACCAAGAATTTCGAAGCCTTCATCGAGCAGACGGGAGCCACGGAGATTGACCGCGGTGCGCTCGGGCGCAAGGTGGTCGACCCGATCGTCGAGAAGGCCGAGAAGGCGAAGCAGGAAATCCGAGCTGCCTACGAGGCGGCCGATGCGGCTGGCGAAACCTCGGAACTGGTGCCCTACAGCGCCGTGCGCTCATACATCGAGGATCAGACGCAGACGACCCGCGAGAAACTCGCGCCGATTCTCAAGTTGGCCGAAGAGCAGCTGCTCAAGAACGACCCGGAAGCCACCGGTCAGGTGAGCATCAAGGCGCTCGAAGACGTGCGCAAGGCGATCCGCGCCAACACCGAATTCGGCACGCCCAACAGCGTGCACGCGGGCGAACTGATCAAGCGCATCGACGCGGCCACCGAGAACGCCGGAGGCGACCTCTACAAGGGGGCACGCAAGCTGTACGCCGAGTACGCCAAGGAGTTCAAGGAAAAGGGCGTCATCCGCGACTTGATCCAACTCAAGAAGAACAGCAGCGACCGGCGCACCGCGTTCGAGGACGTGTTCGATCGCGCGGTATTGCGCGGCTCGCTTGCCGACGTGCAGAACGTGCGCGACACGCTCATCGGCGCAGGCGAGAAAGGCGCGCAGGCCTGGAAGGACATGCGCGGCACCGCGATCGATCACATCCGCAAGCAAGTGTTCGGCGGAGATGCGCGCGACGAGCGCGGCAACAAGGTTCCTTCGTCGGCCAAGTTCGGCCGCGTCGTCGACAAACTTGACGAGGACGGGAAACTTGACTTCCTGTTTGGCAAGAAAGGCGCCGAGCAGATGCGCGACCTGCGCGATGTCGTGGCCGACATCAATACCGCACCGCCTGGATCCGTGAACACGTCGAACACCGCCTCGGTTTTGGTGCAGGGATTCGACACGCTGGCGACCTACATGGCCTCGGGCGGAACGGTCCCGCTGCCTGCCTTCACGCTGCTCAAGAAAGGCATCCAGAACCTGAAGGAGCGCAAGATCAAGGCGAAGGTACGCTATGCGCTCGGGCCTGACCAGAAACTGGAGCCCGGCACAGTGCGCGCGTTTGAGGCCGAGGCAATGCAGCCCGCGCCGCGAGTGCCTGAGCCTGCACCGACGGTTTCACGTGAAGCTTCCGCGCGCCCCGGAGATCTTGACACTCGTCTTGCCGAGATAGACCGTCTGAAGGAAGGCGCCAGTCCCGAAACGGTGCGCGTGCTTGAGCAGCAGGCCAAGAAGGTCCAAGCCGACGCCCGGGCCGCCGAGGCACAGCGCAAGCGCGCGGCCGAGGCTGAAGCCCTGGAGAAGACTGCGCAGGCCACCGAAGAGCCAGAATTGCGCCAAGCGCTCCAAGCGCGGGCGAACGAGCTGCGCGCCGAGAAGATTCCGGCCGGCGAGGCGACCGAGTTGGCCTCAATCCCGGTCGAGAAACCGGAAGTGCCAAAGCGCGGCAGTATCCCGGTCGGCCGGGCCGAAGAGTTGCCCGCCGGCCGCCGTGGCGCCACCAAGCGCGAGCGCGAACTGGTGCAGTTGCGCGAGCAGGCGACCGACACGCAGGTACTGAAGGACCTGGATACCGAGATCGCCGCGGAACGCAAGCGCGCCACCGATGCCGCCCGCGGTGCCGAGTACCTCAAACTGGCCGATGCCGTCACCGATCCCGAGATCAAGGCGAAGTTCGAGGCCCGGGCGGCGAAGTTGGGCGCCGAACGCAAGGCCATCCCGGCGCCGGAAGTGCGCGAACTCGCGCTTGATCCAATGGTCGACGCAGTGCGCATGCGCGCCGAGGGCGAAACCGCCTGGCGCAAGGCGCACCGGCTCGGCGACCAGGAAGCTGCACGCGCGAAAACCACATGGCAGGCACTGGAGTACGACTCGGCTGCCGTCGAGCGCGCCGCGCAGCAGTTCGAGAACAGTCCTGGGGCTTTTGACCGGGAAGTAAGGCGCATCATCGAAGAGGGGAAGGCACGTGAGACTCAAGGCAAGCAAGGTGCTGTCGGCAGCGAAGACTTGGGGCGACGTGCAGAAGCAACTCGCCTCGAAACTGGCTCCGGGGGAAAGCAGTCCGGGCCTGACCGCAATGCAGCGCCCAGAGCCGAACGCGAAGGACCCGCGCGGCCGCGGGGAGCGACCGGGGCGGTAGGCAAGAGCCTTGCCGATGCCGAAGAGGGGCTGCGGCGCGCGACCGAGCCGACCGGAAACCCGATCACCGACCGCTTGAGCGCCAAGCTGCGCAAGGACTACGACGCAGCGGTCGCCGAGTACGCCAAGCGGCCTGACTCGAATGGCGGCACGGTCTTGAACACCGACACCGCGCGCGAGCTTTCGCCCGACTACCTGAAGGACCGCACCCGCAGCGCCGACGTGCATGAGCCGGCCAGCGCGTTCATCAAGAAGGTCTACGCCGACCGGCTGGCCGGGCCGACGCCAGCAGGCAAGGACCGCGCGGTCCTGTTCACCGCCGGAGGCACCGGTGCCGGCAAGAGCACCGGATTGAAAACCGCAGGCGGAAAGCTCGGCAATCCGGAAATCGTGTTCGACACGAACATGAACGGCTTGGATTCGTCGATCAAGAAGATCGAACAGGCGCTCGATGCCGGGCGCGACGTGCGCATCCTGTACACCTACGCCGATCCGGTCGACGCCTTCTATCAGGCCATGTCGCGCGCGATGAACATGGCTCGCAAGGAAGGCAGCGGCCGAACGGTGCCGCTGGCCGAGCATGTCAAGACACACGTCGGCGCCAGCGAAGTCATGCGTGCGCTGACGAAGCGCTATCGCAACGACCTGCGTGTCGACTTCCAGGGCGTGGACAACTCACGCGGCAAGGGCAACGCCCGACCGGAGGCCATAGACCTTCTGCCCGCTGTCAAATATAATTTGCTACGTGAGCAGATCGAAGGAGCCCTGAATGACGCCCACCAGCGCGGCGAAATCACCGACGCCATCCGTGCCGGCTTCCTCGCCGAATCAAGTCGCGCCTCGATTCGGGACGAAGGAGTGGGCCGAGGCCTACTGCACCGGCCTGAACGAGCAAGTGAAGAAGTCGGCCAGTCCGGTGCGCAAGCCGAAGGACTGAGCCATGCCGCTGGTGCGCCTGATCTGGGCGCCACCGGTGCGCAAACCTCGGTCGTGACCGAGCGCGGCCTGCGGGTGCCGGTGCAATACCGGCTCGCCGATGTCGGTTTGTTGATCACGTCGCACGACGACGACCTGAACCCGAACCCGGCTTTCAACCAAGACATTCAGCCGCGCGACCGATCGCGCATGAGTTCTCAGGCGCAGATCACGCGCATCCAGAACGACATCCAGCCCGAGCTGCTGGCCGATTCGCCGAAGGCCTCGGACGGCGCTCCGATCATCGGTCCCGACGGCATCGTCGAATCTGGCAACGCCCGCACGATCGCCCTGCGCCGCGCGTACCAGGGCGGCAAGGCTGATCGGTATCGCGCCTACCTTGAGGAGAACGCCGAGCGTTTCGGCTTGACCGCGGCGGACGTGCGCTCCATGGACCGGCCGGTTTTGGTGCGCGAGCGGACCGTGGATGTCGATCGCGCGGACTTCGCGCGCCAAGCGAACGAGTCGGCGGTTTCGGCCATGAGCGATACCGAGCAGGCGCGCGCCGATGCACAGCGCTTGCCGGACCTGGAAGGCCTCATCACCAGCGACGACGGACAGATGAACACCGGCGGCTCGGCCGAGTTCATCCGTCAGTTCATGCGCTACGCCGTCAGTCCAGCCGAACAAGGTCAGTTGATGACCGCCGATGGACGCTTGTCGCAGCGCGGCGCCAATCGGATTCGGAATGCGATCTTCTCGAAGGCCTACGACGACCCGAACATCGTCGCTCTGATGGCCGAATCCACCGATGCCAACGTGCGCAACATCTTGGGCGGCATGCTGCGTGCGGCGCCTGAGGTTGCAAAGTTGCGCAACTTGCTGGACGCAGGGACTCGCGCCGGCCGTGACTTCGCGCCCGACCTGGTCGAGGCGGTGCGCCGTTATAGCGATGCGCGTGAGCAAGGCATGAAGGTCAACGAGGCGTTGTCCCAGGGCTCGCTGCTGGGCGGAGAGGCTTCCGAGCCCGTGGTGGCCCTGATGCGCTCGCTGGAAGCGGATGCGCGCGCTCCCAAGCGCATCGCCGACATGATCCGCGGGCTCGTCGACGAGATCGACAAGAAGGGCGATCCGAACCAGGCCGGCTTGTTCTAAACGTGGAGTGATCGCGATGCAGCCGCACATTCGAGATACGGATTTCTCTTCGATCGACGCATCGAAACAGACGATCAAGATCACGCGCGAGATTCCGCTTGTCTGGATCTTGGGCGTTCTCGGGCTTGGCGCGGCCCAGGCCGTCGCCATGTTCTTCGGGGTGCGCGACTTGTCCAGGACTCAGTCTGAACAAGTCGTTCGCCAGGCCGAAATGGGGGCCGAAGTTAAAGCGATCAACGACAAACTGAATCACGCTGCGGTGATCGACGCCAAGGTCGAATCGGAAGTCAGGTTCAAACTCGATGACATGAGTCGACGAATCAGCGCCGTCGAAGCGGCAGATGTCAGGCGCACAACGAAAGGACAGCCATGAGCAGCAGCAAGCCGACGAACAAGGTCATCGCCGGCGTGATGGCCGGAGCCGTTGTCACAATCGCGGTGTGGGCCGCCAAGCAGGTCGCGCTGGATGTGCCTATCGAGGTCCAGGGCGCCTTGACGGTCCTCGTGACCGCTGCCGTGCAGTACGTCGTGCGCGATGCGGATGATCCGCCTGCCGGTGACGAGTCATGAGTTTCGAAGATTCGTTCCTGAAGATCATCGGCATTGAAGGCCGCTACTCCAAAGACCCGGACGATGCCGGCGGAGAGACGATGTTCGGCATCACGTCCAGTACCGCTCGCACGTTCAACTACCGCGGACCGATGCGTGACATGCCGCTGTCAGTTGCCACGGACATTTACCGGCGCGGCTGGTGGGACCTGATGCGCCTGGATGACGTGACCAATGCGGCCGGAGAGCGCGTCGCCGACGAGTTGTTCGAGTGCGGCGTGAACATCTCTCCGCGCAAGGCCGTGAAGTTCATTCAACGCGCGTTGAACAGTTTCAACCAGGGCGGGACGCATTACCCCGATATCGAGGTCGATGGCAACCTTGGCCCCGCGACGCTGGCGACACTTCGTGCATTCATTCTTCGGCGCAAAACCCTTGGCGAGGTCGTGATGCTCAATGCGCTCAATGCCCAGCAGGGCACCTACTATCTGGAGCGCGGCGAAGCGCGGAAAGCAAACGAGAACTTCATGTTCGGGTGGTTCGCGCATCGCGTACACATCACGTAGGCTCGCGCTCCCTAACTGCAAATCCCCCCCATGAAGATCGTCGTCCACGTACACTTGCATCCCCCGGTCGATCTGGCCGGAGTCCTATTCGCAATCACCGAACTGAA